GTCAAATTTTCTGTAAACGTATTATCTGTTAAAGAAGGTAAATCTACAGGCTTCGTTTTTACTGAATCCGAAAATTCAAGTGTTTGTTTATTTTCGATAAAATTATTCATGCTGAAATCTGGAATTACTAAGGGCCCAACCTTAGCGGTTTCTTGCTTCACCGTAAGCACAGTATTAATCGTTATAAATTTTGATTGTGTCCGCATTTCACCTATGCAGTTTACTATCCCAGAAGGAATATCTTCCACCATTACGCTAGGTTTCTGATCTACAGGTATAGATTCATCTTGACTACCTTGTGGGTCATTGTCTTCAGAATCGTAACCTTTCTCAAGGGAATCGATGGGTAATTGACTATCGGTTAATGAAATAATTGAATAATTTTCGGGGTCATACTGCTGAAGAAAGGTTAATCTTTCAATTGGGCAATGAAGCCTATTAACACTATTCTTGAAATAATTATTCTTGCAGTAATCATAAGTTGGGAGATAATTGATATCATCACATAATTCAAATTCTTCTGTCCATGAAATAAATCTTTTCCTCCATAAATTGAATTCATTTTCTCCGTAGAAAAAGAACTCTCTCAAAACACTATTGAGAATATCTTTACATTGAAATTTTAGTGATACGGTTTTAGATAAAACACACATCATTAAACTTTTAGTTAAAGAATTTTTATCTAATGGACCTAAAATTGTTTGAGTTTCTTCACTATATACAAAACTTCTCTTTAAAAAAGTAACATCTTCCATCGGTATAAAAGGTGTGAAATTTTCTGATTTGTCTGCCATTGTATAGTTTATGTTTAACAGTGCTAATTCATCTCTCATTGTAACTTGATTGAACCATAGTAAATTAGTAGAAAAAATACTATCATCACCATATGTCTGTAAGAAGACTTGTTTAAAGAAATTATAAATACTTTCACCATTGTTATCACACCTTTTAGCATAAACATACAAGTGCAATAATACATTGACGATACCATTTATAATAACAGTCAATG